TTCTACAGGTACATCAGGATTAAGTCAAACAGCTGGAACTAGCGGTACATCAGGTACTAGCGGTACAGCAGGTAGTATAGGAACCTCAGGCCAATCAGGCGCTGCAGGTTCAGCAGGAACATCAGGAACAAGTGGTACTTCAGGAACTGCAGGTTCATTAGGAACTAGTGGAAATGCTGGTTCAGCCGGAACATCGGGTACCAGCGGAACAAGCGGTACTAACGGTTCAACAGGCACATCAGGCGCTTCTAGAACAGCTGGTACTTCAGGTACTTCAGGTACTAGTGGTTCAAACGGTACATCAGGTAATGCTGGTAACAGCGGAGCAAGTAGTACTTCAGGTACAAGCGGTACAAGTGGTTCAACAGGTACTTCAGGTCTATCTCAAACAGCAGGTACAAGCGGTACTTCAGGAACTTCAGGTTCAACTGGTACTGCTGGTTTATCAGGTGCTGCGGGTTCATCAGGAACAAGCGGTACATCAGGAACATCAGGAACTGCAGGTTCAATAGGAACTTCAGGTCAATCAGGCGCTGCCGGTACTTCAGGTACAAGCGGTACTTCAGGAACAAATGGTTCAATTGGTACAAGCGGAGCTTCTAGAACTGCAGGTACATCAGGAACTAGTGGTAGTTCAGGTACATCAGGTATAGATGGTTCTTCAGGTGCTTCTAGAACTTCAGGTACAAGCGGTACAAGCGGAAGTTCAGGTACTTCAGGTATAGATGGTTCTTCAGGTGCTTCTAGAACTTCAGGTACAAGCGGTACTTCAGGTACAAGTGGCACAGCAGGTTCAAATGGTACTTCAGGATCTTCTCAAACAGCAGGTACAAGTGGCACTTCTGGTACAGCTGGTTCAAATGGAACTGCAGGTTTATCGGGATCTTCACAAACAGCTGGTACATCAGGAACAAGTGGTACTAGTGGTACTAATGGTTCAAATGGTACAAGCGGTAATGCTGGTAACTCAGGCACAAGCAGTACCTCAGGAACTAGTGGTACAAGTGGTTCAACAGGTACTAGTGGTTTATCACAAACTGCAGGCACTTCAGGTACTAGTGGTACATCAGGAACAGCAGGTAGTAATGGTACAGCAGGTCAATCAGGTGCTAGTCAAACATCAGGTACATCAGGTACTTCAGGTACAAGTGGTACTGCGGGTTCAATAGGAACCTCAGGCCAATCAGGTGCTGCAGGTACAAGCGGTACTTCAGGTACTTCAGGAACATCAGGTTCAATAGGAACTTCAGGAAATAGTAGAACAGCTGGTACTTCAGGTACAAGCGGTTCATCAGGAACAAGTGGAGTTGACGGTACTTCAGGTGCTAGTCGTACTTCAGGTACAAGCGGTACTTCAGGTTCAAACGGTACTTCAGGATTATCAGGTGCTGCCGGTTCAGCAGGAACAAGTGGTACCTCAGGTACGAGCGGAACAACAGGTTCAGCAGGTACAGCAGGAAATAGTCAAACAGCAGGCACAAGCGGTACAAGCGGTACATCAGGTACAACCGGTTCGAATGGTACTTCAGGATTAAGTGGTGCTGCAGGTTCTGCAGGTACAAGCGGTACAAGCGGTACCTCAGGTACAGCTGGTAGTAATGGTACAGCAGGTAATGCAGGTAATAGTGGTGCTTCTTCAACAAGTGGAACATCTGGAACTAGTGGTTCTACTGGTACAAGTGGTTTATCACAAACTGCAGGTACATCTGGTACAAGCGGTACTTCAGGTACAGCAGGTTCAACAGGAACTTCAGGTTTATCAGGTGCTGCAGGTACATCAGGTACAAGCGGAACAAGTGGTACATCAGGTACAGCTGGTTCAAATGGAACTTCAGGAAATTCAGGTGCTGCTGGTACATCAGGTACTAGTGGTACTTCAGGTACTAATGGTTCAATCGGTACTTCAGGAAACAGCAGAACAGCTGGTACTTCAGGTACAAGTGGTAGCTCAGGTACTTCAGGTATAGATGGTTCTTCAGGTGCTTCTAAAACAAGTGGCACTTCAGGAACGTCAGGTTCAAATGGTACCTCAGGTAACTCAGGTGCTTCCGGTTCAGCAGGTACCTCAGGTACATCTGGAACTAGTGGTACAGCTGGTTCAATAGGAACTTCAGGTAATAGTCAAACAGCTGGTACATCAGGTACATCAGGTACAGCTGGTAGTAATGGTACTTCAGGATTATCAGGAGCTGCCGGTTCATCAGGAACTTCAGGTACAAGCGGAACAAGCGGTACAGCAGGTTCAAACGGTACTTCAGGTAATGCCGGTAACTCAGGTACAAGTTCAACTTCAGGAACTAGTGGAACTTCAGGATCCACAGGTACAAGCGGTTTAAGTCAAACTGCAGGTACATCAGGTACAAGCGGAACAAGCGGTACAGCTGGTTCTGCAGGTACAGCAGGTCAATCAGGTTTAAGCCAAACAGCAGGCACATCAGGAACAAGCGGAACAAGCGGTACAGCTGGTTCAAACGGAACCTCAGGTCAATCAGGTGCTGCTGGAACTAGTGGTACATCAGGAACAAGTGGAACAAACGGTTCAATAGGAACCTCAGGAAATAGTAGAACAGCAGGCACAAGCGGTACTTCAGGTTCAAGCGGTACTTCAGGTATAGATGGTTCTTCAGGCGCTTCTAGAACTTCAGGTACAAGCGGTACTTCAGGTTCAAATGGTAGTAGTGGAGCTACAGCAACTTCAGGTTCAAGTACAGTTTCAGGTACAAGTGGAACTTCAGGTTCATCAGGTACATCAGGAGCTGCTCAAACATCAGGTTCAAGCTCATTAAGCCAAACCTCAGGTACTTCAGGTTCAAGTGGTACATCAGGTGCTGCACAAACTTCAGGTAGTAGTTCAGCATCAGGTTCAAGCGGTACTTCAGGTACTTCAGGTACTTCAGGTACAGCTGGTTCAAACGGTACATCAGGTAACGCAGGAAATAGTGGATCTAGTTCAACAAGCGGTACATCAGGTACTTCAGGAAGTACAGGTACTAGTGGTTTATCACAAACTGCAGGTACTTCAGGTACTAGTGGCACTTCAGGTTCTTCAGGTACATCAGGTGCATCAAGAACTTCAGGTGCAAGTACAGCATCCGGAACAAGTGGCACATCAGGTACAAGTGGTACAGCAGGTAGTATTGGTACATCAGGCCAATCAGGAGCTGCTGGTACAAGTGGAACAAGCGGTACTTCAGGTACTAATGGTTCAATTGGTACATCTGGTAATAGTAGAACAGCGGGTACTTCAGGTACTTCAGGTTCTTCAGGAACTAGCGGTGCTGATGGTTCTTCAGGTGCTTCAAGAACTTCAGGAACAAGCGGTACCTCAGGTTCATCTGGTACTTCAGGCAACTCAGGTGCTTCAGGTTCATCTGGAACAAGCGGTACTAGCGGAACTAGCGGTACAGCTGGTTCAATAGGAACCTCAGGAAATAGTAGAACAGCAGGCACAAGCGGTACTTCAGGTACAAGCGGAACAGCTGGTTCTAATGGTACTGCCGGTTTATCGGGATCTTCACAAACAGCTGGTACATCAGGAACAAGTGGTACTAGTGGTACTAATGGTTCAAATGGTACAAGCGGTAATGCTGGTAACAGCGGTGCTAGTTCAACATCAGGTACTTCAGGAACTTCAGGTTCAACAGGTACAAGCGGTTTATCGCAAACAGCAGGTACTTCAGGTACAAGTGGTACTGCAGGTTCATCAGGTACAACAGGTCAATCCGGAAATAGTCAAACAGCTGGTACATCAGGTACAAGCGGAACTTCAGGTTCAGCAGGAACCTCAGGCCAATCAGGTGCTGCAGGTACAAGCGGTACTTCAGGAACAAGTGGAACAAACGGTTCAATAGGAACCTCAGGAAATAGTAGAACAGCAGGTACTTCAGGAACATCAGGTTCAAGCGGTACTTCAGGTATAGATGGTTCTTCAGGCGCTTCTAGAACTTCAGGTACAAGCGGTACTTCAGGTTCATCAGGTACAAGTGGTAACGCAGGTGCTTCAGGAGCTAGTCAAACTTCAGGCACATCAGGTACTTCAGGTACTAATGGTTCATCAGGTACAAGTGGTAATGCTGGTGCTTCAGGAATTAGCCAAACTTCAGGTACAAGCGGTACTTCAGGTACAACAGGTTCTGCAGGTACAAGCGGTATTGCACAAACTTCAGGATCAAGTTCAGCAAGCGGTACTTCAGGTACAAGCGGTACTTCAGGAACTGCGGGTTCAAACGGTACAAGTGGTAATGCTGGTAATTCAGGTGCAAGTAGTACTTCAGGAACATCTGGAACTAGTGGTTCAACAGGTACTAGTGGTTTATCACAAACAGCAGGTACATCTGGTACATCAGGTACTTCAGGTTCTTCAGGTACAGCTGGTGCATCAAGAACTTCAGGTGCAAGTACAGCATCCGGAACAAGTGGCACATCAGGATCAAATGGTTCATCAGGTGCTACAGCAACCGCAGGTACAAGCACAGCTAGTCAAACCTCAGGAACAAGCGGTTCTTCAGGTACATCAGGAGCTGCTCAAACCGCAGGTTCAAGCACAGCAAGTAGCACTTCAGGTACAAGTGGTTCTTCAGGTACATCAGGTAATGCTTCAGTAGCTGGTACAAGCACAGCAAGTAGCACTTCAGGTACAAGCGGTTCAAATGGTACATCAGGTGCAGCAAGCACTTCAGGTGCAAGTACTGCATCTGGAACTAGCGGAACTTCAGGTACTTCAGGTACAAGTGGTTCAAATGGTACTTCAGGTAACGCTTCAGTAGCTGGTACAAGCACAGCAAGTAGCACTTCAGGAACAAGCGGTAGTTCAGGTACATCAGGAGCTTCTCAAACAGCAGGTTCAAGCTCATCAAGCCAAACTTCAGGAACTAGCGGTTCTTCAGGTACATCAGGTGCATCAAGAACTTCAGGTGCAAGTACTGCATCTGGAACTAGCGGTACATCAGGTACTTCAGGAACAGCAGGATCTAATGGTACTAGTGGAGCAGCAGCCTCTTCAGGTGGAAGTACAGTTTCAGGTACATCTGGTACTTCAGGTTCTTCAGGTACTACAGGTGCAGCACAGACTGCAGGTTCAAGCTCATCAAGCCAAACCTCAGGTACAAGTGGTTCTTCAGGTACTTCAGGTGCTACAAGCACTTCAGGTGCAAGTACTGCATCAGGAACTAGCGGAACTAGTGGTACATCCGGTACAGCAGGTTCTTCAGGCACAGCAGGTAATGCTGGTAATTCAGGTGCAAGTAGCACTTCAGGAACATCTGGAACTTCAGGCTCAACAGGTACTAGTGGTTTATCACAAACCGCAGGTACTAGTGGAACCTCTGGAACATCAGGTTCTTCAGGTACAAGCGGTGCTGCTAGAACTTCAGGTGCAAGTACAGCATCCGGAACAAGTGGTACATCAGGATCAAATGGTTCATCAGGTGCTACAGCAACAGCAGGTACAAGCACAGTAAGCGCAACCTCAGGTACAAGCGGTTCAAACGGTTCAAACGGTGCTACAGCAACAGCGGGTACAAGTACAACAAGCCAAACCTCAGGCACTAGTGGTTCTTCAGGTACATCAGGAGCTGCAACTGCCGCCGGAACAAGCTCATCAAGCCAAACCTCAGGTACAAGTGGTTCTTCAGGTACAAGCGGTGCTGCTAGAACTTCAGGTTCAAGTTCAGCAAGCGGTTCTTCAGGTTCTTCAGGAACTAGCGGAACTTCAGGTTCATCAGGTACAAGTGGTATTTCTGGTGCTGCTGGTATAAGTGGTTCAAGCCAAACTTCAGGAACATCTGGTACCTCAGGTTCAAATGGTACAAACGGTGCAACAGCAACAGCAGGTACAAGCACATCTAGCCAAACCTCAGGAACAAGCGGTTCAAATGGTACTTCAGGTAATGCTTCAGTAGCTGGTACAAGCACAGCAAGTAGCACTTCAGGCACTTCAGGTTCATCAGGTACAAATGGTGCAGCTGCTGCTTCAGGTGGTAGTACAGTAAGTGGTACTAGTGGAACAAGCGGTTCTTCAGGTACATCAGGAGCAGCACGAACTGCAGGTTCAAGCTCATCAAGCCAAACCTCAGGCACTAGTGGTACTTCAGGATCAAGTGGTACATCAGGAGCAGCAGCAGCTGCAGGTGGTAGTACAGTAAGCGCCACTTCAGGTACAAGCGGTTCAAATGGTTCAAGTGGAGCTGTAGCAACAGCTGGTACAAGCACAGCTAGCCAAACCTCAGGAACAAGCGGTTCTTCAGGTACATCAGGATCTGCAACTGCCGCCGGAACAAGCTCATCAAGCCAAACCTCAGGTACTTCAGGTTCAAGTGGCACATCAGGAGCAGCACGAACTGCAGGTTCAAGCTCATCAAGCCAAACCTCAGGCACTAGCGGTTCTTCTGGATCATCAGGAGCAGCAGCAGCTGCAGGTGGTAGTACAGTAAGCGCCACTTCAGGTACTTCAGGATCAAATGGTTCATCAGGTGCTACAGCAACCGCAGGTACAAGTACATCTAGCCAAACCTCAGGAACAAGTGGTAGTTCAGGTACAAGTGGTGCAGCAAGAACCTCAGGATCAAGTACTGCATCCGGAACTAGTGGAACTAGTGGTTCAGCAGGTACTTCAGGTACAGCAAGTAGTTCAGGTGTATCAGCCCCAGGTGGTACAAGTGGTATTAGTGGTGGTGGTTCATTTACAGACCAACCAGATTACCTTGTAAGAACAACAGGTACAACTACTATCCAATCTGTATCATTCTTATATGCTGATATTACTAATACTAGATTAGGTATTAATACAACAACTCCTTCTAATACATTAGATGTAAATGGTAATATAGGTGCAAGTTCGGATAAATTCCTTTTTGATGGCGTTTCTTTAAATGTTGGAGAAACATCCTATTCAAGTTTATCACTAACTCCTACATTATTTCCTGGAGATACATCAGTTATTGTTGGTAGCACTCTTCAAGTTGAAGCTTCTAAAGTAAAAGGAACTATAATAACTGGTGAAACAACTGCTGTGTCTTGTGTTTTAGGACAACTAATGTATTGGGATATTGGAGTAGGAAAATGGGATAAAGCAGATGCCGATACAGATAGCGCTACAAAATTGTTAGGTATAGTATTAAATGATGCTGCTGCTGATGGAGAAATTGCTTTATTAATAGAAGGATTAATGACTACTGATCAATTCACTGGTACTGTTAGAGTAGGAGATGCACTTTGGGTATCAACTACCGCAGGAGATTTTAGTTTTGCCCCTCCAACAGCAGCTGGTGATTATGTAAGAGGTGTTGGATGGTGTATAAAAAGCGCAGGTGCTTATATTACAGTATTCTTCCAACCAGATATAACATGGTTAGAATTATAATATGCCAAGTTCACCTATAATTAAAATAAACGGAGTATCATTGAATTCTATTGATAAAATCAATGGAATTGCTAAATCATCTATTGCATATGTAGACGGAATAATAACTACCCAAGTTGCAACATTGAGTGCTACAAAATATGGATTGTATACTGCAATTAGTACTACCAGTTGGACACTTGCAGTAAACGCAGCTAGTTCAACTGCTAATTCAACAAGTAGTTTAGCAATAAATAGTCAAGTTAGTCCTACAAGAACTGGTACAATTAATAATAATACTAGAATAAATCTACAATTTGATTTAAGTAGTTTTTCTACATCTTCTATATTAAGTGCATCGTTACTACTTGATGTTGGTGGTATTACTACAACAGCAACTCCAAATGAAGTATTTGTTTTAGATTTAGGTGATACATTTGATTTTCCAACATTAAATAATGCAAATTATTCTTTATATATCCAATCAGGAAGTCTTACTGAATATGCTACTAATACTATAGACGGAACTGGATTATATGCCCTACAATTTAATGCAACTGCACTTGCTACTGCTAGCACATACCCAGCTGCATATAGTATGGCTTTACTTACTTATCATGATAGAAATGATATAGCACCAGGTTTAAATGACCAATATTTAGTAGCATTTAATGGCACACCTGAATTACAAATAATATTTCAATAATGAAAAATACCACACTTATATTTGAATCTCATCAAATATCTTTTTCCTCAAGCATTGCAATGTTTGAAATAGAACAAGTAATGATGGATTGGGAAATTCCGTTAATGCAAGCTCATGCTCAAGTAGTTTGTTATAATCAAGGTGATATATTAGAAGTTGGTTTTGGAATGGGTATTTCATCAACATATATTCAACAACTTAATCCCACATCACATACCATTATAGAAATACACCCTCAAATATTTGCTCGTGCTCAAGAATGGGCTGTAGATAAACCTAACGTAACATTAATTTTTTCGGATTGGTATGATTGTGTAGATACATTGGCAACATATGATGGAATATTTTTTGATACTTATGGTGATATTCATTACCAAGAATTTGCTCAGCATGTTCCTCAATTAGCTAAATCAGGAGCATATTTTACATGGTGGAATAATTTACCACTTCAACAGAATGTATTTGATTTAGGTGATGTAACATATACTGAATACGATGTTAATCCCCCACAAAATACTTATTTTAATTCCTTAAAATATTATCTTCCACTTAAAATATATTAATTTGGAAACTTAAATGATTTTTAGTATATTTATGGAAAACAAACTGTTATGCAAAAACTGTTATTTATTGCTCCACACCTATCAACTGGTGGACTTCCTCAATATTTGACCAAAAAAATAGAATTACTTAGAGATATATATGAAATTTATCTCGTAGAATGGGCTGATGTTACTGGTGGTCAACTTATAGTAACACGAAATAAAATTCTTAAATTAGTTGATTATGATAAATTTTTTACTTTAGGTGAAAATAAATTAGAATTAATTAATATCGTTAATCGTATTCAACCTAATATTATTCATACTGAAGAAATTCCTGAGTTTTATATGGATTTTGAAGTAGCATCTTCATTATATAAAACAAATAGAAATTATATTTTAGTAGAAACATCTCACGATTCATCCTATGATACAACCCAGAAAAAATTTTTTCCAGATAAATTCATGTTTGTATCAAATTGGCAAATTGAACAATACAAAGATATTAATGTTCCTAGCGTATTAGTTGAATATCCTATTGAATATATTGAACGCCCTGACCGTGAAGAGGCATTGCGTAATCTACAGTTAGATCCCGCTAAAAAACACATTTTACATGTTGGATTATACACTTCTCGTAAAAATCAAGCTGAATTTTTTGAATATGCTCGTTCAATGCCTGAATATGAATTTCATAGTTTAGGTAATAGAGCAGATAATTTTAAATGGTATTGGGAACCATTAGCTCAAGATACTCCTCCAAATTTAACTTGGTGGAATGAACGTACAGATGTAGATGCTTTCTATCAGGCAATGGATTTATTTTTATTTACATCACGTGGTTCAGTAAATGATAAAGAAACAATGCCTTTAGTTATACGTGAAGCAATTTCAAATCAAATTCCAACATTAATTTATAATCTTGAGGTATATCAAAACTATTTTGATAAATTTGACACAGTAAATTATCTTGATTTTGATAATTTTAAAAAAAATTGTGAATTAATTAAAGAAATTATAGAAGATAATGATAAAATTAATATCGATCAAGAAGCAATCATTATTTCTACATATCCTACACAACAAAGTGTAATAGATTCTACAAAAGAATGTATTGAATCTTTTAAACAAACTGGTAGAAAAATTATATTAACATCTCATGTTCCCATTCCTTTAGAGTTACAGGAATTAGTTGATTATTGCATATACGATAAAAATAATTTATTAACTAAACATGATTTTTATTATCATTGTTGGGTTGATTATGGTCATTTTAAAGTTAATACAATATTACAAGGTGAAGATAATGATGTATATCACGGACCAGCAGTTTATACAAATTATTACAATGCAGCTTCTTTAGCAAAAAATATAGGAATTAAAAAATTATTTTTTATTAATTACGATTATATTTTAAACAACCCAGAATTTATAAATGATGTTTCTTTTAAATTAAATAAAAAAAGAGCATTTGTAGATGAACGAGAATACTCAGAAGGTAAAGTAAGTAGTACTTTTTTTATGGGTATTCAAACAGATTTATTTTTTAACACACATGAGTTTATTTTAACCCCCCAGGAATATGATAATTTAAAGAATAAAGTAGGTAGTTTATCTAATGGTTACGAAAATATTTTTTATTTTGCTTTACAACCTTTTAAAAATCAAATCCATATAGAAACAGCAGAAAATTGGGATAAATTAATTAGTGAAAATTTTAAACATAATAATTTTTCTCGTGTAGAATATACAACAGTTTTACCTATTAATATAGAAAACCATTTCGCTATTTTTTATCAAAATTCAAATGAAGTAGATAATAGAATTTTAGTAGTAGAAGCATTTGAAGGAGACCAAGAAATTTTCACAGAAACTATAGATATTAAAAGTAAATTTGCTTGGTATAGACCTTATAAATTTACAGGAAATACAGTTACAATTAATTTTAATTTTTATGATTTTTGCAATAATAAATTTCTTAATAAAAAATCAATCACTATAGATCAAAATTATATAGATAATAAACTTCAATTAAACGGTTATTTAGAAAAAGTTTTATGAAAATATGCCAAGTAAACCCAGGTTGCGGGATTCCTGTACCACCACCAACGTGGGGTGCTATAGAAAAAATTGTATGGGAATTTACTTGTAACCTTAAAGAATTAGGACATGAAGTCGATATTAAATTTGCTGCAGAGATTAATCCTGGTGAATATGATATTGTAATGGTTCATGTAGCTAATTTAGCTTTAGAATTAGCAAATAGAAATATTCCCTATATATTTCAACACCATGATCATCACGCCTTTCATTACGGGAAAGACTCAGATGTATATAAACAAAATAAAGAAGCAATGGCTAAATCTATTTTTTCATTAGTACCTGCTCGTTACTTAGTAGAATATTTTGAATTACCTAATGTTTATTATTTTTCTCATGGTGTAAATACAAATACTTTTTATCCAAATGAAACACCTCCTATCATACATAATTTATTAATGTTAGCAAATAATGGTTTAGGTGGATATGGTGCTTATGATAGAAAAGGATTTGGATTAGGAGTTCAATTAGCAATGTCTATGGATTTACCTATAACAATTGCTGGTCCTAAAAATAATGAAAATTGGCTTAATGATAATCTTTGGGTTAGAGGTTATCCTAAATTAACAATGTTATGGGAACCCTCAAATGATGATTTAAGACAACTTTACACATCTCATACTATATTTTTACATCCTAGTGAATTAGAAGCTGGACATCCTAATTTAACATTATTAGAAGCTGCTGCTTGTGGTTTACCTATACTTGGATGGATTGAGAAAGAAACTACATTTCATGGATTATGGAGAGCACCCCGTGATTTAAAATTAATGATAGAAGGTTTAAAAAAAATTACTCAAGAATACACAAATTATAGAAATAATGCTCTTACCACAGCACAAGAATTATCATGGTTAAATCGTTCAAAAGAATTAATAAATTTATTTAATGAATATGCGCACTAAACTTTATACAAAAAATGATCAAATAATAGATATATCAACTTGGGATACCTCAGGAGATATTAATGATTTAGGTAATAGATATGGATGGGAAGGAGCAATGGCTTATGGGAATTTAATATATGATGAGTTAAATGCATTTGGTCCTGGTATAGAATATGGTGATATTTATTTAGATTTAGGAGCCAATATTGGTATGTCAGCTATTAGAGCAGAATCTAAAGGTTGTTCTAAAATATATTGCATCGAACCAGATCCAGGAGTATTTGATGCTTTAAATAAAAATAAAAATTATAATTGGATTGTAGATAATATAGCTATTAGTTATGAAAGAGGATATATTGATATTCCAAAATGGCCAAATTGGTGGGAATTACAACCTATTCCTTGTATTACTTTAGACGAATTTTTTTCAAAACATAATTTAACAAAAGTAGATTATTTAAAATGTGATATTGAAGGTCACGAAAAATATGTGTTTAAAGATGTAAGTCAAATTACGTGGGATAAAATCCAAAAAATATTTTTTGAATACCATGAAGACACAGAAAATTTAACAGATGAACAAAGAAATGATGAAAGAATAAAATTTTGTCAATTTTTTGTTGATAAAGGTTTTAATAACCATCATGTAGATTTAGGATATTATCAAAGTTTTATTTATTTTTGGAAATCATGAAAGAAGTTTTAATTAACGAATATAATAATACTAAAATTTTAAAAATACCTTTTAAAAAACCTGAAAATACATTTAATATTAATTTTGTAGATGGTGCTTTTGTTGAAGTTTTAGGTCCTCTTCAAAAAGAATATGTTGTAAAGTTTATTAATAGTAAAACAAATAGAGTTTTATTTGAAAATACTATTAGTAATAATATGTGGACTAAACCTAATATAAAATATTTAGTCAAATGGCGTATTGAAATATATGATAAAGAAAGTGGATTTAAAATTTTAGAACATAATTTTAATCCCGATGGAAAAAAAATTTATATCCATTTAGACTCAGGAGCAGTAGGAGATACATTAGCTTGGTTTCCTATAATTGAAGAATTTAGAAAAGAAAATAAATGTAAAGTTGTTTGTTCTACTTTCCATAATGAATGGTTTGAAGCTAATTACCCAGAAATAGAATTTGTTAAACCCGGTACTAAAGTATTTGATTTATATGGTATGTTTACTATTGGATGGTTTTATGATGATAAAAAAGTAGTATTTGATAGAACACCAATTGATTTTAAAAAATATCCTTTGCAACAAACAGCAACAGAAATATTAGGAATGAAATATAGAGAAGTAAAACCTATAGTTACAACTCCTAATAGAAAAACAGATATTAAAGATAAATATGTTGTAATAGCTCCCCATGCTTCAGCACATGCTAAATACTGGAATTACCCAGGTGGGTGGCAAACAATTATTGATTATTTAAATGATAAAGGATATAAAGTATTAATGCTTACTCAAGAACCGTTAAATGATGAATGGCATGATTCTAAACTTGGTGGAACATTAACAGGAGTAATTGATAAAACTGGAGATTTACCATTAGAAGATAGAATGGTTGATATTAGAGACGCAGATGCTTTTATAGGATTGGGTAGTGGATTAAGTTGGTTATCATGGGCATTAAATACCCCAACAATTTTAATATCGGGATTTAGTTATCCATATACTGAATTTCAAGATTGTGAACGAATTTATCCTAAAAATCCTCAAACTTGTAGAGGATGCTTTAATCGTCACTGGTTAAACCCAGGTGATTGGGAATGGTGTCCTGACCATCAAAATACTTCACGTCACTTTGAATGTACAAAAGTTATTGAACCCTCTCAAGTAATTGAATCTCTTAATAAACTTTTAGGTTTTTAAAAATAAATTAAATATTTATTATGGACAAGTTTTTATCACCCGAAGAGTTATATTTAATAAAAAGACTAAGTAATCAAAGAGAAAAAATAAAATCTCAACTTGGTAATTTAGAATATGAATTACAATTATTAAATCAAGAAAAAAATAAAGTAATTCAAGAGTTATATATTTTAGAAGAAAATTTTATTAAAGCTGGAAAAGAATTACAAGAAAAATATGGCGAAGGAGCTTTAAATTTAAAAACAGGTGAATTTAAAAACAATTAACTTTTAAAAATTTTTAATATATTTATAACAAAATAAAATAACTCATAAAATGGCAGAAGCATTAATATCACCCGGTGTACTTGCAAGAGAAAATGATAACTCATTTGTTTCTCAAGGACCTATTAGAAATAGCGCCGCTATTATAGGCCCTACAGTAAAAGGTCCCGTAGAATGGCCTCAAATTGTTACATCATATAGTGATTTCACAAACAAATTTGGATCTACTATAACAGTTAATTCAACTCCCGGAACAGGTAGTGGAAATGTGTATAGTTTCTTTACCTCTATTACAGCATTTAATTTCTTTGCTAATGGTGGCGAAACATTACTTGTAACCAGAGTAGCCAGTGGATCTTATTCCTCAGCAACTTCTTCTTTTATTTCTGGTAGTTCAGCAGGATCAATTGCTAGTGGTAGTGCATTTACTTTAACTACATTCTCTGAAGGTACTATTATGAATAGTACTAGTGCTGTAGATATTAGTGGTTCATTACTTTCAGGTTCAATAGATAATATTAGATTCCAAATTGCTAATTCAAATACATCCTCAGGTACATTTGATTTATATATTAGAAGAGGTGATGATAATACAAATAATCCAATTATATTAGAAACATGGACTGGTTTATCTTTAGACCCATTAGCCCCAAACTTCCTTTCTAAAGTAATTGGTGATTCATATGAAGAATTAGATACTGTTAATAACCAAATGGTTTCTTATGGTAATTATAAGAATAATTCTCGATATGTTTATGTATCTAGTATTAATCCTGCCTTTTTAATGGCTAATTATTTTGATAATAATGGCACTCCAAAAGCAGCATATACTCCTTTTATTCCAGCAAACTTACCAGTAAGTGGAACATTTGGTTCAGCTATAGGTACTATAACAGGAAGTGCTAACTTTTATGATACAATTGACGGTACAAATACTCAAGGATTAGTAGCAAATAACTATACAGCTTCAGTAGCATTAATGGCTAATCAAGATGCTTATCAATTTAATGTATTAACAATTCCTGGTTTATATAATTCTGATGCTAATTACAATGCTGTTTTAACTAATGCTATCAATAATACTCAAAACAGAGGTGATAATATCTTTGTAATGGATTTAGTACCTTATAGTTCAAGTGTTGCCGCAGCATCACAACAAGCAAATCAAAGAAATACTTCATATGCCGCTTCATATTGGCCATGGGTTCAAACAGTTGATCCAGATTTAGGTCAATTAGTATGGGTTCCAGCTTCAGCAATGATTCCTGGAGTTTATGCTTACAACGATACAGTATCTGAACCATGGTTTGCTCCTGCTGGTATTAATAGAGGTGGATTATCTCAAGTAGTTAAAGCTGAAAGAAAATTAACTCAAACTCAACGTGATACTTTATATTCAAATAAAGTTAATCCAATTGCAACCTTCCCAGCAAATGGAGTTGTAGTATATGGTCAGAAAACATTACAGACTAAAGCATCTGCTCTTGATCGTGTAAATGTTCGTAGATTATTAATTGCTCTTAAGAATTTTATCTCAGAAGTAGCTCAAAATTTAGTATTCGAACAAAATACTATTGCTACAAGAAATTCATTTTTAGCAGCTGTAAATCCATATTTAGAAACAGTACAACAAAAACAAGGTTTGTATGCATTTAAAGTAATTATGGATGATAGTAATAACCCAGCAGACGTAATTGATAGAAATCAAATGGTAGGACAAATTTATATTCAACCTACTAAAACAGCAGAATTCATTTACTTAGATTTCAACATTTTACCAACAGGAGCTACTTTCCCAGCATAATTTTTAAAAGTTGAATATTTATAACAAAATAAAATAAATAAACAAATGGCAATACTAGATTCCAACGAAATATTTTTCACCGCGTTTGAACCAAAACAGGCGAATAGATTTATCATGTATATTGATGGTTTTCCATCATATGAAATTAAAGGTGTAAGCGCTGTAACAGTAAACTCAGGTACTGTAACCTTAAACCACATTAACGTTCAACGTTATGTTAAAGGTGTAACAAAATGGGATCCTATTACATTTACATTATTTGATCCTATTGTTCCTTCAGGTGCTCAAGCTGTAATGGAATGGGTACGCCTACACCACGAATCAGTAACAGGTCGTGATGGTTATTCCGATATGTATAAAAAAGATTTAACATTTAACGTATTAGGACCTGTAGGTGATATCGTATCAGAATGGATCTTAAAAGGATGTTTTATCACAAGTGCAAACTTTGGTGAATACAACTACGATACAGCAGATACTGCAGTAAACCTTACAATGGTTGTTCAACCTGATTATTGTGTGTTAAACTTCTAATAATTAAAAAGAAAATTAAAAGAGCTCGCATAATTTTGCGAGCTTCTTTTTTTTTCATATATTTATATATGATAACAAAGTTATAAAAAATTATTTATGGAAGAAAATCAACAATTTAAGTTTCCAACCGAAACAATCGAATTACCTTCAAAAGGTTTACTTTATTCTGAGGGAAATCCTCTTCGCAGCGGTAAGATAGAATTAAAATACATGACTGCAAAAGAAGAAGATATTTTAACTAATCAAAATTACATTGCTAATGGTACTGTTTTAGATAAATTACTTCAATCTTTAATTGTAACAAAAGTAGATTATAATGATTTAATAGTTGGAGATAAAAATGCAATTTTAATTGCTGCTCGTGTGTTAGGTTATGGTAAAGATTATACTTTTGAATATAGAGGAGAAGAACATACTGTTGATTTAACTACTCTTGAAAATAAATCTTTTGATACATCTACAATTATTCCTGGAGAAAATAAATTTACTTACAAATTACCCTACTCAGGAAACGAAATTACATTCAAAATTATGGATGGTCATATGGAGAAAAAAATTGAAGATGAAATTAAAGGATTAAAAAAAATCAACAAAAATACCTCTCCAGAATTAACTACTCGTTTTAAACATCTTATTACTTCTGTAAATGGAGATGAAACTCCAAAAACCATTAGAGAATTTGTAGATAATTATCTTTTAGCCCGTGATTCTCGTTCATTTAGAGAACATATTAAAAGTTTTCAACCCGACATTGATATGAAAATCAATATTGAAATAAACGGTGAAATAGAAGAAATTGAATTACCAATCGGAGTAAACTTTTTTTTCCCTGACGCCTGAAGCCGCGTCTGATTATAGAAATAATATTTTTACACAAATCCATGAAATAGTATTCCATGGTAAAGGAGGATACAATTGGTATACAGTATACAATATGCCAATATTCATTAGAACTTTTACATTTAATAAAATGAAAAAATATTTTGATGAACAAAATAATTCCAACTCAGATAATGTTGTTTCTAAGTCTATAGAAAATATGAAATCGGTAGGAGATATGTATAAAAAACACCAATCCCAATCTCCACAAAAACCACAGGGATATATGTCAAAGGTATCACAAAAATGATACCTTTTAATATTTATTATATATAA